GTGTTAAGAGCACCACCGGCGCAACCCCTCCCAAGGGCGCAACCTCCAGCGATATGTCTGGTGAGCGCAAGGGCAAGATGGTTGGCGGCGTGGCAATGGGTATGGAAGATGCAACGGGCGCTGACAAGCAGTTCAATACTGGTCGCACCCCTGGCATTTGCTACACCCACACCCGTAGCGAATACCGCTAAAACGAGGAACGCTAGGGAATGCCCTCCCTAACGTCCTCTAAACTCAACTGTTAAGGAGTTGAATCTGTGAATCATTGTAGCGATTGCCGACACTTTGTCGATCACGAGGTGATGGGTCAGTGCCGAGCCCATCCACAATTTGTCCACAAGCACCGAAACGATTGGTGCGGGGAACTGTCACCCAAACCGCTGCCAAACACGACGGTCACGGTATCTGCTGGTAGCGCAGTCATATTGCCTGTTGTTGATGCAATGACAGAGCCCAAAAAACGCAAGTACACCCGGAGGAAAAATGTTGAAACCTCTGCGTGATCGCGTTGTGGTCAAACCCACAGTCAGAGAGTTATCCACAATTATCCATGTGAACAACACGGAACCTTTTAACGAGGGTACTGTGGTTGCGATTGGGCCGTTAGTGGATCAAACCAAGGTCGGCGATTTCATCAAGTATGGAAACGGCGATTATCTCAATTGGCCTGTCCAGCGCATCAATGGGCAGGATTATCAAATTATCCAGGAAGCCGACATTTGTGCGGTAGTAGAAAATGACTAAAGAATTGATTGAAACCCGTATTCAAGACCTGATTGCCAAAGGGCGTGAAATAGAGCAAACTTTGCGTCAGCACCAGGTGCAGCTAGAGCAGATCAATGGTGCGCTGCAACAATGCCAATGGTTCCTGTCTGAACTGGAAAAACAAAATGTCCAAGAAAGCTGAACACGACAAGCCCATTCCTCACAAAACCACGGGCAAGGACAAGACCTACAACCCAACGGAAAAGGGTGCGGGGATGACGGCAAAAGGTCGTGCTGAATACAACGCCAAGAACAACGCCAACCTGAAGCCACCGGCTCCCAACCCCAAGACCAAGAAGGATGAGGGGCGTAAAGCCTCTTTCTGCGCAAGAATGTCAGGGGTAGTCAAGAACGCCAAAGGCCCGGCAGAGCGTGCCAAAGCCTCCCTAAAGAACTGGAATTGCTGATGAAAAACGGACTTTATGCCAACATTCACCGAAAGCAAGAACGCATAGAACGGCAAAAGGCAGAGGGAAAGCCTGTGGAAAAGATGCGAAAGCCAGGTTCAGAGGGTGCGCCGACTGCTAAAGCATTTAAAGAATCGGCAAAAACTGCCAAAAAGAAATGAATATCACGGAAAAGAATGTCGCAGAACTAATACCTTATGCTAACAACAGCCGCACCCACAGCGATGAGCAAGTGGCACAGATTGCGGCAAGCATCAAGGAATTTGGCTGGACAAACCCGATCCTGATAACTGACAACAGCATCATTGCAGGTCACGGGCGGCTAATGGCTGCTCGAAAACTTGGGATGAGTAAAGTTCCTTGCATTGAGGTAAAAAATCTTACCCCCGCCCAGGTAAAGGCATACATCATTGCCGACAACAAGCTGGCGCTGAATGCCGGGTGGGACAATGAACTGCTAAACATAGAATTCCAGGAACTCGAGCAATTAGGCTTTGATCTAGAACTGACCGGCTTTAGCCTTGAGGAAATAGATGCGCTGAAGCCCGTAGAACTGACCGAAGGGCTAACGGACGAAGACGCCGCCCCAGATGTTCCCGCGGAGGCTAAGACAAAGCCTGGCGATATATACCAATTGGGCAAGCACCGGCTGATGTGCGGTGATTCGTGTAGCACTAACGACATGGAAAAGCTATGCGATGGTCAACTTGTGGATATGTGGCTGACAGACCCGCCTTATAACGTTGCTTACGAAGGTGGAACGGGGCTCACAATTAAAAATGACAATATGGGCGACGACCAATTCCGTCAATTTTTGCGGGATGCTTACGTTACTGCCGACCTAGTAATGAAACCCGGGGCGGTCTTTTACATTTGGCACGCTGATTCTGAAGGGTATAACTTCCGAGGGGCGGCGCGAGATGCAAACTGGACGGTAAGGCAGTGTTTAATTTGGAAAAAATCTAGCCTTGTTATGGGGCGGCAAGATTACCATTGGAAGCACGAGCCCTGCTTGTATGGATGGAAGGAAGGTGCGGGGCATTTATGGGCCACAGACCGCAAGCAAACAACCATCCTGGAATTCGACAAACCGTCTAGGAATGGCGAACACCCCACAATGAAGCCTGTTGCGCTATTTGAATACCAAATGCTTAATAACACTAAAGGCGGCGACATTGTGCTGGATAGTTTTGGTGGAAGCGGAACTACGCTAATTGCCGCGGAAAAAAATGGGCGTGTTGCTCGGCTGATGGAACTAGACCCAAAGTATTGCGATGTAATCGTAAAACGGTGGGAAGACTTCACCGGCAAAAAGGCTGTTTTGTTGACGGAATTAACCGAAACTGCTTAAATATTAGCGAGTTCCCCTTTATAAAATGCCTGTCATACCTCAAGAACCTCACATTCCAACGGATGAATTCCGTAAACTGGTCGAAAGCACCAGCGGATTAGGCTTGCCGCACGAGCAAATAGCCATCCTGGTGGGCATTGATGACAAGACGCTGCGGAAGTATTACCGGGCAGAGTTGGACACGGGCAAGGCCAAAGCCAACAGCCAGATTGCCAAGACGCTGTATCAAAAGGCTGTGGCGGGTGACACCACTAGCTTGATCTGGTGGACAAAAAGCCAAATGCGTTGGTCTGAAACGGTCAAGAATGAGCTTACAGGTGCTGATGGAGAGCCGTTGCAGGGCATTCAAGTCTCATTTGTAAAGCCCAATGAGTAGCTTTGCAGACGTCCGGTTTCCAGTAAAACTGGAGTTTTTGTTCCGCAAAAGCCGGTACAAATGCGCTTGGGGCGGTAGGGGCGGCGCTAAATCATGGGGATTTGCCAGGGCGTTGCTAATACTTGGGGTCAAGAATCCCCTCCGAATCCTGTGCGCCCGTGAGTTTCAGACCTCAATCAAGGATTCTGTCCACAAGCTGCTGTGCGACCAGATCGTTGATATTGGCTTGCTGGACTTTTACGAAATCACCCAAAATAGCATCCGGGGCAAGAACGGTACGGAATTCTCCTTTGTTGGCCTGAAGAACAACGTAGCCAACGTCAAGTCCTATGAGGGCGTGGACATCTGTTGGGTTGAGGAGGCCCAGACAGTAAGTCGTAACTCTTGGAACGTCCTGATTCCGACTATCCGTAAAGAAGGCTCCGAAATCTGGGTCAGCTTCAACCCGGAACTAGAGACAGACGAGACTTACCAGCGGTTTGTCCTCAACCCGCCTGAGAATTGCGTATCGGTCAAGATCAACTGGAACGACAACCCGTGGTTTCCTGAAACATTGCGGTTGGAGAAAGATAGCCTCAAGAACCGCGACCCTGCTGCCTACAATGTGGTCTGGGAGGGTTTGTGCCGCCAGACTGTAGACGGGGCTATCTTTGCCCGTGAGATGCAGATGGCTGACCTTGAGGGACGGATTACAAAAGTCGGATATGAAGCCACGAAACCTGTTCATGCCATATTCGACTTGGGATGGGCAGACGCCACGGCAATCTGGTTCCTGCAGTTTATTGGGATGGAAACCAGGCTGATTCGGTACATTGAGGGCAATCAGAAAACCATGTCTGAGTATCTTGCCCAGATGCAGACTTTCGGTTATGTTTACGATACTTTGTGGTTACCGCACGATGCCCAGAATAAAACGCTAGCAGCAAACGGCAGAAGCATTGAGGAAATCGTAAGGGCGGCTGGCTACAAAACGAGGATTCTGGACAGGGTTCCGGTGGCTGACTCAATCAACGCTGCTAGGACAATGTTCCGAAATTGCTGGTTTGATAGGGAAAATTGCCATGATGGTCTACAATGTCTCAGGCATTATCGGTACGAAGTTGACCCAGAAACGGGCCAATTCAGCCGTAATCCGTTGCATGACCATTACTCACACGGCGCAGACGCATTCAGAATGATTGGGCTTATGGTGAACGAACCCAAACAACCAAGGCGGGTCAGACCATTGCAAAACGCGCCGCTTTCTTACGGATGGATGGGCTGATATGGCTGAAAAAGAAGTTAGCGACTACAACCCTCTAATCGAGGAAGCAAAGCAATTCCTTAAACTTGCCAACGATTCAGACACCATGAATCGGCAAGAGGGATTAGAGGATTTGAAGTTCGTTAACGGTGACCAATGGCCCGTTGAACTGCAAAACAGCCGAAACCTAGAATCCCGCCCCGTTCTGACCATTAACAAACTTGACGGTTACTGCCGCCAGGTGGTCAACCAGATCAGGCAACAGCGCCCCCGTCCCAAGGTTCATGGGATGAACTCCCAGGCTGACTCCAAGGTTGCCCAAGTCCTCCAAGGCATCATTCGCCATATCGAGGCCAATTCCAACGCAGATAACGCCTACGACAATGCCGTTGACTATGCCGTTCGCATGGGTTGGGGCTATATCCGTATTCGTACAGACTACGTCTCTGACGACTCATTTGAGCAGGAAATCTACATTGACCCGGTAGACAACCCGTTTACCGTCTATTACGACCCGAACAGTATCCTGCCTGACGGATCGGACGCCGAGCGTGTGCTTATCACCACCATGATGAGCAAAAAGGCTTTCTCTGACCAATACCCGGACGCAGAAGTTGATTCCTTCCAGCAGCGCGGTACGGGCGATGCCCAATCCGAGTGGATCACTAAAGAGGATATTCGCCTTGCCGAGTACTTCTATACGGTTCGCAAGGAAACCGAACTGGTGATGTTGTCTGATGGGACTACGGTTTACAAGGACGAACTGCCCTCAGACGAGGTGTTAGCCGCTGCCAAAATACAGATTCTTGACAGACGCCGCACCGTTAAGAAGGAAATCCGCTGGTGTAAGCTGACTGCTATTGAGGTGCTTGAGGAAAAGGTTTTCCCTGGTCGCTACATCCCGGTTATCCCGGTTTATGGGCGTCATGTGGTTATTGGCGACAAGCGTAAAAAGTTCGGCATGGTGCGTCACGGCAAAGACGCCCAACGAATGTACAATTTTTGGCAGACCAGCCTGACCGAATCTGTGGCGCTGGCTCCCAAGGCCAAGTGGATCATGGCAGAAGGCCAGGACGAGGGCCACGAGAACGATTGGGCACAGGCTAACGTCAAGTCCTACCCTGTCCTGAGATACAAGCAAACGGACATTGACGGACGCGCTGCGCCTGCGCCTCAACGCCTCCAGCCAGAGCCGCCAGCAAACGGCATCATGCAAGCCACGGTTGCGATTGATGACGACATCAAGACCCTGATGGGCATATTTGACCCTGCTCAACTAAAGCAAGGCAACATTTCTGGCAAGGCTCTCAATGGTCAGCAACAACAGGTTGACCTGACAAACTTTGACTTTTACGACAATTTCACTAAGTCTTTGGCCCAGGTTGCCCGGATTATTCTGGACATCACGCCCACAATTTACGACACCCAACGGGTATTGCGAATCATAGGGGATGACGGAAAACCCGAGATAGTGACGGTCAACGAAAAGGACGCCGTTGGTAAGGTTCTGAATGACGTTACGGTTGGTCGTTACGATGTGGTCATGGAAACCGGCCCTGGATACAACTCCAAGCGCCAAGAGGCTGTAGAAGCCATGATGCCGCTTCTGACGGGCAATAACGACCTGTTCAAAGCCGCTTCTGACTTGGTGTTCCGTAACATGGACTTCCCCGGCGCAGACATGATTGCTGACCGACTTGCTGCCCTGAATCCGTTGGCCCAGATTGACGAGAAGTCTGATGTGCCACCCCAGGTTCAGATGCAACTCAAGCAAGCCCAGGCACAAGTTCAGCAGATGCAACAACAGATGCAAGCTATGCAGATGGCTATGAAACAGCGCCAAGACATTGAGCAGGTCAGACAGGATGCCGAAACCAAGCGCAAACTCATGGATGTCACGGCACGCGCCCACAATACCGAAACGATGGCAGAAGTGCGGGTCAACGACCAAAATACTCGCTCGATTACGTCCCAGAATAAGACGGAAATTGACGCAATTGTTCAGCTTCTGTTGCATCACATGGATACGTCACGCCTGAATGCGGAGATTGACCGCAGAAATGCCGAGCAGATGGGATATGCCCAACTTGCCGCCCAAGACATTGAGCATGGAGCCAATCCGTTTACAGGTGGGTTGACGCAGTAACCAATTCGGTCTATATTGACCAAACCTACCCATGGGTTTCATGGGGCAAATTCTTAGGGTAATACCTATGTCGAACGAAAAAAGTGCTGGATCAGTAGTGACCAGCGAAAACTCAGCGGATTTTTATGCAGAGAGATTAGGTTTAGCCGAAAAGCCAACTGAGGCTGTGGCTGTTGAGGAAAAGGTGGAAACGCCAGCCGAAACAGAGCCGGTTGCAGAGGGTGAAGGGAGTGAACCTACTGAAGCAGACGCCGCAAAACCGCAGGAGGAACGCAAGCAAAATCCAAAACTTGAGAAGCGTTTTTCAGAGATAACTCGCCAACGGGAAGAAGCGCGTAAAGAAGCGCAACGGGAACGTGAAGCGAGGATGCAACTGGAAGATCGGTTGAGGCAGTTAGAGCAGAAAGTTGCGCCACAAGTGCAAGAGGCTCAAGACGGTAAGCCAAAACCAGAGCAATTTGAGGATGCCTTCAAATATGCTGAGGCTCTAGCCGAGTACACAGCCAATTTGAAGATTCAGCAAATGAAGCAGGAAACCGAACGGGAAAAGTTTGTCAAAACTTGGGCCGAGAAGGTGAATGCGGTTAAAGATGAGTTGCCTGACTTTGATGACATGGTGGCATCAAGCGATGTGGTTGTACCCAATCATGTGCGCGATGCGATTATGGACAGCGACCATGGTGCAAAACTTCTTTACCACCTTGCTGAGAATCCTGAGATTGCCCAGAAGATCGCCGGTTTGCCTCCGATTAGCGCATTAAGAGAAATTGGAAAACTTGAGGCACGTTTTGAGGCTAAACCCCAAGAAACAAGTGCTCCCGTGGTCAAAAGCAAAGCCCCCGAACCTATCAAGCCAATCCGAGCAAGCAAAGGCGCAGTAGATGTTCCCATGACCAGCGATGGCGTGTGGGAAGGCAGTTACCAAGCCTGGAAGCAAGCGAGGAGAGCAGGAAAGATTCGGTAAACCTAATCTTTTTAAGGAAACCAAATGTCAAATACCTTGCTAACTATTAGCAAGATCACCAACGAAGCGTTGATGGTCTTGGAAAACGAGTTGACCTTCACCAGTGAAGTAGACCGCAACTATGACGACCAATTCGCGGTGGTCGGTGCGAAGATCGGTAACACGGTCAACGTACGCCGCCCGGGTCGTTTCATCGGTACGACTGGCCCCGCCCTGAACGTTGAAGATTTCAACGAGACGAGCGTGCCCGTGACCCTGAGCACTCAATTCCACGTTGACACCCAGTTCACGACTCAAGACCTGGCTCTGTCTCTGGATATGTTCTCGGATCGCGTGCTGAAGCCTGCTGTCGCTGCAATCGCCAACAAGATTGACCGTGACGGTCTGTCGATGGCTACCCTGCAGACCGCCAACATCGTTGGTACTGCTGGCACGCCCCCCACCGGCCTGATTACCTACCTGACCGCAGGTGCGTATCTGGACGCTGAAGGCGCACCCCGCGATGGTCGCCGTTCGTGTATCGTTGAACCGTTCACGAGCGCAACCATTGTTGACAGCCTGAAAGGTCTGTTCGTTCCCCAGGAAGCCATTGGCGAGCAGTACCGCAAAGGTCTGATGGGTCGTGACTCTGCTGGCATGAACTGGAAGATGGATCAGAACGTGGTTTCCCAGACGTTCGGTTCGTTTGCTGGTACGGCTGTGTGCTCCACGACCGCTGCCACGGGCTTCCTTACCTCTGGTTGGGCATCGTCCTCCACAATCAGCATCACCTCTACCGGCGCAGTTTCCCTGAACGCCGGCGATGTGATTACGATTGATGGCGTATACGCTGTTAACCCCCAGAACCGTCAAGCCTACGGCTCGAACAAGCTGCGTAACTTTGTGGTGAAAGCCGCTGCCTCTGGCACTGGCGCAACCTTCAACGTGACCGTCAGCCCCGCAGTCATCACCGCTGGTCAATTCCAGAACGTGACGATTCCGAGCACATCTGCTACGGCTACCGTTAACTTCTTTAACAAGACGGGTACGGTTTCTCCGCAGAACATCATCATGCACCGCAATGCGTTTACGCTGGCAGTGGCTGATCTGGAACTGCCCGAGGGTGTGCATTTCGCCGGTCGCGCTTCCGACAAGGAAATCGGCCTGTCAATGCGTGTGGTTCGCCAGTACACGATCAACAACGACTCGATCCCGACCCGTCTGGACGTGTTGTATGGTTGGGCTCCGTTGTACCCCGAACTCGCTTGCCGTGTTGCAGCTTAATTGAAAGGGAATAGATCATGGCTTTGTCTCCTACTACCTACACCAACAACGGCCCTGCCGTTACCACCAGCCCGCACTATCTGATTGATGGTGACAGCACTGACGGAACCGCAATCGCCCCCAACGGCGGTTTGGTTTCCTTCTTTGGTGCTACGGGTTCGACCCAACCTACCGCTACTGGTAACGTTACCACCTCTGCTGCTGGTTCCACCACGGCTGTCTATGTGAACACCACGTTTACTGGCGGCTCTGGTTCGACCGCTTACACGGTTGGCGATATTGTCAAAGCGTTGAAGGCTTTGGGTCTTATCGCTGCTTAATCAGCCGCGATGAAGCAGAAAAGCCGCCTCTCAAAAAGGGGTGGCTTTTTCTCTTTTTCTGGTTAAAATCAATTCATCTCTAAGGAGAAATCATGGCTCTGCAAACCACCGTTTTGCGTGGAAACATCCTTAATTCGTTTGTTATGGGTGTTTCTGTCACCGCAACGACTGTTGCCACCTCTGGCGCATCCAAGAACGTGACCGTCCCCGGTCTGCAAGTTGGCGATGCCGTTCATGTAACTTTACCTGCTGCTCAAACCACGGGTGTTGGCATTGCCAATGCTTACGTTTCTGCCGCTGACACTCTGACGATCCAATTCATCAACGCTACGGGTTCCTCGGCCTCCGCTGCCGCTGGTACTTACACCGTTGTGGTTGACCGCGCAGAATCGTTGCCGTTGGCCTCCAACGCTGTCTAAAATGGCATCGTCTACAGTCCAGCGTAATGCAGGGGTTACAGTAGCCCTTGCGGTCACGGCCTCGGCTCACGCCAACGTTGTGATTAACGACAGCACCAACGATCAGGTGAACTACACCAGTTTTTTGAATGCTGGAACCAAGCCGTGTGCGATTCGTTGGGGTACAACTGACAGCAATGTCGGAACCCCGGTGTTTCCTACGGATGGCACAAACGGTGACTTTGTTCTCCCTGGGAACATGGTTATGCCGTTGATCCTTGCGACCCCGACAACGCCTTATTATTTGTCGGCGATTTGTGGCGGTAGTGACACTACTACCCTGTATGTAACTCCCGCAGCAGATCAATCGTAAGAGTATGGCTGACCCCGCGCAATCAAGTGACCAGAATCTGCTTCCTGTTCAGGCGTATTTCGCTGTAGATGGGACTTTTCAGACATTTATTGGGCAGGGTCAGCCGTTCTATGCGACTGTTAACCCAAGCCAATCTGGGTTAAACATCACAAATAGCACGATTAACAGCACGACAATCGGCGCAACGACCCCATCTACTGGGGTTTTTACCAATATCGCCACGACAACTGGCACGATTTCAACGACTCCTGCATCTGCCTCTGACATAGCCAATAAGTTCTATGTTGACACGGTAGCGCAGGGTTTAGGGCCAAAACAGGCGTGTAAAGTAGCCACAACCGGCAATATCACGCTGTCTGGCCTTCAGACAATTGATACCTACACTACGCTTTCTGGTGATCGGGTGCTGGTCAAGAACCAGGGAACATCGTCTGAGAACGGTATTTATTCTGCCTCTAGCGGCCCTTGGACTCGCACAGCCGACATGGATGTCTGGTCTGAAGTTCCGGGCGCTTACACGGTCATTTTGAACGGTGGACAGGCTGACACCGGATGGGTTTGTACGGCAACGGATGCGGGAACGATTAACGTCACGGCAATGCCTTGGGTGCAGTTCTCTGGCTCTGCAACCTACACGGCGGGAACGGGACTGACGCTATTTGCAAACCAGTTCAGCATCACAAATACGGGTGTAACCGCTGCAACCTATGGTTCTGGATCATCTGTTCCGGTGTTTGCGGTCAATGCACAGGGTCAACTGACCTCTGTAACCAACACCTCGATTGCGATTGCGGCGAACCAGATTACGTCTGGGACGATTGATACTGCCCGGATTTCGGGTTCTTACACCGGAATTACTGGTGTTGGGACGCTAACCGCAGGGACTTGGAACGCCAGCACGATTGGCGTTGGCTATGGCGGTACAGGGGCAACGACATTCACGGCTGGTTATCTGAAGGCCAACGGAACCACGGCGTTTTCGACTGTCGCCACGATCCCGAACACGGACATAACCGGCTTGGGCACGATGTCCACGCAGGACGCCAACAACGTAGCCATTACTGGCGGTTCAATCGCTGTAGGAACGCTCAAAACCACTGGTTTGACCGGATACCTGTATGGCAACGATACAAACGCTGTAACGGCCTCTACGACCATCCCTAACACCGCAATTACCGGGTTGGGAACCATGTCTACCCAGAACGCTAGTAGCGTGGCGATTACGGGTGGAACGGCAACCGGGCTGACCAATTTAGGCGCTGATTACCTGCAACTGAACGTTTCTGCGGGTGCGACTTACGCCTACGGAAAGCTGTATTGGAGTTCCACCGGCACGCTAAATGTGGGGTTAGATGGCGGCGCTAGTCTTGTCATGCCCGTGGGTGAGGTTGTCTATACCTACGGCAAGGCATCATCTGCCATCTCTATTGGTCAAGTCATCATTAAAACCGGCGTGGTTGGTGCGTCTGGCGTGATCCAGTTTGGCCCATCAACGGCAGGTCTGACGGACGGGAATGCCATTGTTGGGATTGCCTGTGAGCCGATTGCCTCCGGTAGTTTTGGGCGAGTTGTGGTTCAGGGTGTTGTTCGCGGATTTAATCTTTCTGCCTACAACAACAACGACACGCTTTGGTACGACCCGGCGGGTGGTGGTGCGCTAACCGCAACTAAGCCCTCTGCGCCAAACTTGAAGGCCGAGGTTGGGATTGTCATCAACAACGGGTCTGGAGGATCGGGGTCGATGTATGTCTCCCTGTTTCCGGGTTCGCAGCTTGGCGGCACAGACCAAAACGTCCAGATCACAGGAACACCGTCAGACGGGTCGCTTCTCCAATACGATTCAGCCCTTCAATACTGGAAAAACGTTGCCTCCAGTACGGTTTCGGTTGGAACTGCAACCAATCTTGCTGGTGGCGGCGCTGGTTATGTTCCCTATCAGTCTGGTGCTGGTGCTACATCTTTTGTCTCTGCTGGCACTTCAGGACAGGTCTTAACCTCTAACGGATCAAGCGCCCCGACCTGGACAACGCCCACGGCTTACGCCACGGTGACGGACGACACGACCACAAACGCCACCCGGTATCCGCTGTTTGCGGCTGTTACGGCAGGAAATCTGACGACTGAATACGTTAGTTCTACCAAACTGCAATTTGTGCCTTCTACGGGCGTTTTGACCGCTACATCGTTCTCCGGGGCGGGTACTGGCCTGACCGGGACTGCTTCTGGCCTCTCGATTGGCGGGACTGCCCTGAACGTGACCGGAACGGTTGCGGCAGGGAACGGCGGGACGGGTGTAACGACTCTGACCGGATTGGCTTACGGCAATGGAACGTCTGCGTTTACTGCCGCAACTGCCGCCCAGGTAGTGTCTGTGATTGGTTCGACTGCGGTGACCAATGCGACCAACGCAACAAACACTGCGATTACTGACGACACAACGACAAATGCAACGGTTTACCCGACTTGGGTAACGTCAACTACTGGCAATTTGCCGCTTAAAACTTCCTCAACTAAACTCTCATTCAATCCCTCAACCGGGGCATTGTCTGTTAGCAACAAAATAATCATTGCTCCATAAGGAAACGATATGGGAACTCTAGTTTTTCAGGCAAATTTGGGTGGTGCTGTTAACCTGATCGGCCCAAACACCGCATCTACTGTCAATTTCACGCTCCCAAGCGCAGACGGTACAAGCGGTCAGGCATTGGTCACTAACGGCTCTGGAACGCTGTCGTTTTCTACGTTTACCTCTGGCGCTGCCGGGTCAAATACACAGGTTCAGTTCAACAGTTCTGGGGCGTTTGCTGGATCGGCTAACCTGACGTTTAATGGCACTACGCTGACTTCAAATGCTTTGACGGTCACAAATGCCACTACGCTTTCAGCGGGCACAGCCAACGGAGTAGCGTATCTCAACGGCTCCAAGGTAGTCACCACTGGTTCTGCGCTGACTTTTAACGGGTCAAACAGTTTTTCTTATGGCGATTCAAATGCCGGTGGATACAACACACTAAATGTTAACAACACATCATCAACAGGATATTCACGCATTCTGTTTAATATTGGCTCAAGTGGTGCAAACGGTGTTGCAGCTATTAAGTATGCCCCCGGCGTATTTATGCAAATTGGCCCTGATTCTAATGACACTACAACACCATTAGTTTTTGCGGTTAACAACGGCACAGAAGGAATGCGCCTAACCAGCACAGGGCTGGGTATTGGGACGAGTTCGCCTAGCGCAAAACTTCAAGTTGATTCTGCGACATCGCTTTCTGCTGGTAACAATTATTACGCTCTGGTAGGTAACACATCTAGTGCATCAAGAAGGGCTGTTGCTCTTGGTGTTAATGCAGATGGCAATGCGTTAGTTGCCGCATACAACACTTTTTCACCTGGTCTTGGTTCACTTTTTTTAGATGGCTCTGACCTTCAATTTAGAACTGGAAGCACAACAAGAGCCACCCTCGACTCCTCCGGTAACCTGGGTATTGGGACGAGTTCTCCTAATTCAAAGCTGCAAGTTCAAGGACTGATCCGTACTTCAAGTTCTGCTGCTGGTTTACAAATTGACAGACGTGATACCAGCGCAAGCGCATATACGCTTTACTCAACTGCGGGTAATTTGCAGTTCTATAACGGAACTAGCGATGTAATGACGCTGGATGCGAGTGGGAATTTGTTGGTGGGCGATACCAGCAACGCAAGTGGAACACCAAGACTTTATGCCAAAAGTTCAGGTAACACAATTGTTGCTCGTTTTTATGGCCCTGGATTGTCAGATAGCAATACAACTGTTTATTTTGACAAACCAAGTACAACCAATACAACAAGTCAAACTTTTGTAGCTTTCACAATTAACAGTCAAGCAACAGGCTGCGGGCAAATAAATGCTAATGGCGCATCACAAGCTGCTTTTGGTTCTTTTTCTGATGCACGTTTAAAAGAAAACATTGTTGATCTACCTTCACAACTTTCCAACATTATGGCGTTGAGACCTGTTGAGTTTGATTACATTGCGTCTGAAGGCGGTGGACATCAAACAGGGTTTATTGCTCAAGATATGGAAAAAATTTATCCAGATTCTGTTGGTGAACGTGCAGATGGAATGAAAACCTTAACCGGATGGGGCAAGACAGAAGCTCGTTTGATCAAAGCCTTACAAGAGATGAAAGCAATCATTGATGACCAAGCGGCTCGGATTGCCGCACTTGAGGCCAAATAATCCCTGAAAGGAAAAACCATGACCGACACCCTAACCTCTATTACCATGACTTGGGACGTAACCGCTATGGACTGCTACCCGCAAGCTGACGGGGAAACTGACGTTGTATTCGTGGTGCATTGGAGCTGCTCTGGACAGCAAGTATCAGGCGGAAACACCTATACCGGCTCTGTGTATAGCACTTGTGCCGTTCCTGCCCCGACAGGTGGCGCTTTCACGCCCTACAACCAACTTACCGAGCAACAGGTGCTTGGCTGGATTTGGGCTAATGGCGTAGATAAAGCTGCAACGGAAGCTGCCGTACAACAGCAGATTGCCAACCAGATCAATCCTCCGGTGGTTACGCCGCCCCTGCCCTGGGCCTAAAAATGCCAACATACAAGTGGACGATCAAGGATATTCAGGCAGAGGATGGGCGCATCACTTCTGCCAAATATCACGTTATTGCAGAAGCTGATGACTTATCTGTAGACACAGAGGGTAATTGGTTTTTTGATAGTCCTGCATCTGTTCCTTTTGACCAGGTAACAGAAGAAATGGTGATTGGCTGGATTGAAGGATCGTCTATGCGTGACGGGAAATGCGTCATAAAATCCCGTCTAGACGAGCAACTCCAAGCATTAGCAAGCCGTAAAGCGGTGATTGCTCCCTGGCTTCCGCAGGTGTTCACTCCTGACCTATAAGGACACAAAATGACTCAGCCGATAGACATTATTAGCAGAGCCCTAAAAGACATCGGCGCATTGGAAGCAGGAGAGACACCGACCCCTGACGCAGCGCAGGATGCGTTTGATATGCTGAACGACATGATCGATCAGTGGAGCAATGAGAACATGATGGTGTTCAACGTGACCGAGATCATATTCCCGGTCATTGCTGGTCAGGTTCAATACACAATCGGCCCTGATCCCAGCACCCAGAACTTTATTGGCGCATCGTTTACCGGCTCAATCTCTGGAAACGTCCTGACGGTTACCGGCATCAACTCTGGCGCGGTTGCCCAAGGTCAGACTCTAAGCGGTACGGGTATCCAGGCAGGGACAAAGATCACCCAATTCCTGACCGGCGCAGGTGGTAACGTCAACGAGCAGGGAACGTATCAGGTCAACATCAACCAATCGGTTGCCTCGACTACGATCACCGCTTACTACCAAAAACCCTTGCAGATTAACTCTGCGTTTGTGCGTATCAATACAACTTCTAACGGTCAGCCGATCATCTCTGGTGGCCTAGACTATCCGGTAGCGGTGTTGGCGCTAGAAGATTACGAAATGATTGGACTAAAGACGCTGAACGGCCCGTGGCCCAAGGCGATTTACTTCAATCCTGGTGAAGAATCGGGCAATCTGTTTGTGTGGCCTAACCCATCACAAGGCGAAATGCACCTGTTTGCCAACACGATTTTCAGCCGCTACGAAACGCTTAATGACACCATTCTGTTCCCGCAAGGCTATCAGATGGCCCTCAGATGGTGTTTGGCAGAGCGCCTAATGCCTATGTACGGCAAAGCCTCTCAAGTGCAGATTGCAATGATTCAGCAATACGCAGCACAATCCAAATCAACCATCAAGCGCAACAACATGACGCCAATGCAGACAGCGCGTTATCCGGATTCGTTGCTGGTGGGGAGGGCAAAGGACGCAGGCTGGATTTTATCCGGGGGCTTCTTCCGATAGGTAAAAACTAAAATGTCTTACTACGTTTATCAGCATCACAAAGCCGATACTGGCGACATTTTTTATGTCGGCAAAGGTAAGGGTTTGCGTTGCATGAAAATTCGTGGTCGCAATCAATATTGGAAAAACGTAGTAAATAAACACGGATTTACTCATTCCATCATTGCAGATAATTTGGATGAAGAACTTGCTTTTTTGCTTGAAGCTGAAGTCATTGATAAGTATCGCAAGCTAGGCTATCAGTTGGTCAATGCCACGGATGGTGGTGAAGGCGCTTCAGGATACAAACATTCTGAAGATCATAAAAAGCAAATGCTTGGAAACACTTATTGGAAGTTGGTAAAAAACAATGGGTTCAAAGGTAAAACCCATTCCGATGAACAAAAAGCAAAGTGGAAAGAATCCAGAAAAGGCGTTACGAGCCCCCGTAAGGGCGTAATGTTGTCGGATGAAACAAGACAAAAAATAAGCATGGCAAGAAAAGGCAAGCCATGTGTCAAAAAGCGTGCTTTGACTTCAGAGCAGGTTCTTGAAGTTCGAGTTATGCTTCAAACGCAAACAATTGCGGCAACGTCCAGACACTTTAATGTGGGCGAATCCACAATTCGCAGAATTCGTAATGGTGAACGATACGGAGATGTCAAATAATGGCAGATTTTGGTTTTGTCGGCCCGTCTTACGAAGCACCAAGCATTTACCAAGATGCACAGGAATGTATCAACTTCTTTCCTGAAATTGATCCCCTCAAGCAACCTGGTGTGCGTGGCGTTGTTGCGCTTTACCCAACTCCCGGCTTAGTCACCAAGGCAGTTCTTAACCACGGTGAAATTCGTGGCTTGAGGACTGTTTCTGGTGGTCAGCAATTAGTTGCAGTATCTGGGCCTTACGTCTACGTTCTGTCATCAAATCTAACGCCCACAATTGTTGGATTTCTGAACACATCCACGGGGCGGGTCGGCATTACTGACAACGGGATTAACGTCTACATTGTTGACGGTGCGTATCGGTATACCTGGCGCATTTCTACCCCTGCAGCGGCGATTTTCTTGGGCAGTCTGTCTGGAACTACTTTAACCGTTACAAGTCTCTCTAGCGGCACTTTGGCGGTTGGGCAGGAGGTTTTTGGGGTTGGGATAGCAAATGAGACTGTTATTACCGCTTTGGGTACGGGTACTGGCGGGACGGGAACTTATACGGTCAACATTTCCCAGACTGTTGCTTCTGAGGATATGTCTACGGCTGCGGCTGGAGCGATTGTCACCGGGTCTATCTCTGGAACCACCCTGACGGTTTCTGCGGTGACTTCTGGGGTTCTCTATGTAGGCCAAACCATTCAAGGCACTGGTGTTACTGCCAACACCATGATTACTGCCCTTGTATCGGGTACTGGTGGCCTTGGAACGTACACAGTAAGCACATCACAGACTGTTTCCTCTACGACCTTATACGCCCTTAATTTCACCCAGATTCCGTCCTCTGATGGCGCATTCTCGGGTGGAAACACGGTGGACATTGTTGACAACTATTTCGTTTACAACAAGCCTCAGTCTCAGGAATGGGGCGCTTCTGACTTCCTTAGTCCTGTCTCGCCTAATCTGTCTTACGGATTAAAAGACGGAGCGCCTGACAATCTGGTTTCTTTGATTGTTGACCATCGAGAGGTTTACCTGCTTGGTGAGAATTCTTCCGAGGTTTGGGTTGATGTTGGTGCAGTCCCTTTTCCTTTCCAAAGAATCCCTGGAACTTCTACCCAACACGGTATTGCCTCTGTTTTTTCTGTGGCGCGTCTTGGTAACTCATTTGCCTATGTCTCCAGAAACATCCGCGGTGAGGGCCAGATCGTCCAGATGAACGGCTACACGCCTGTTCGCATCTCTACCCATGCGGTAGAGAACACGCTACAGAATCAGTACATTGATGACGCAATTGCCTGGACTTATCAGCTAGAAGGCCACGAGATTTACGTTGTCAGCTTCCCTACTCTTGATCTGACCTGGGCCTATGACGTAGCCACCCAGATGTGGCACAAATGGCTATGGGTGGATAGCGATAACGTCTATCACCGTCACCGTGGTAACTGCTCTGCGCTATTCCAAAACATCATTATCGTTGGCGACCATTCCAACGGGAAATTGTATGAACTGAGCAAAGAAGTCTACACAGATGATGGTAACGAGATTCGCCGTGTGCGCCGGGCTCCTCACCTAGTCGCCGATCTTCAGCGTCAATACTTTGATGAGTTCCAGATTCAATTCCAGCCTGGCGTTGGGACTACTGGCCTGTCTACTCAGAACACCTCAAACTACATTGGCGATCCGTACTACATTTATCCCGGTGCGACTCTAAACGTTCCACCAAACGTGACTCTGTACATTGCCAACCAAAACGCAATCAATACGCAGGATGTAACAACCAATCCCAAGGCTATGCTGCGCTGGTCTAATGACGGAGGTTCTACCTGGTCGCACGAATATTGGGTCAGTATTGGTGCGATGGGCAAGTATAAAAACCGAGCAATCTGGCGGCGTTTAGGTATGGCGCGGGATCGTATTTTTGAAGTCGTGGTGACTGATCCGGTCAACGCTGTCATCGTTTCTGCCAACCTCAAAGCCTCTGTCGGGGAAAACTGATGGCAACCAACAACATTGGTGACATCAACATCCCGAGAAGTCCATTCTTGGATGTAACCACTAACCGTCCCGCACGAGAGTGGTTGATGTATCTATTGAAGTTGGGTAGCCTGTTTTCTGGTTATCTGAAATACGGCGCTTTCTCAGACACCACCACCCAAACCGCTACGGCTAACACGGCGACTTTGATTACGTTTAACACGACTGACTACTCTAACGGGGTGACGGTCAGTAGCGGAAGTAAGTTGGTGGTTGCTTATGCTGGAACATACAATATTCAGTTCAGCGTGCAGTTAGAAAACACCGACACACAATTGGATGACGTTTCCATTTGGCTTAGGGTGAACGGGGTAGATGTCGCGGGATCAACTGGCTACATCAGTGTTCCTAACTCTCATGGCGGGACGCCTGGTCATAGCGTCAATGGATGGAACTATTTTGTTCAGTTAAACGCTAATGATTACGTTCAACTTGTCTGGTCAACTGTTGCTGCAACAACAACCATTAAATACTATGCAGCGGCAACCACCCCGACCAGACCCGCAACAGCCTCTGTCATTGCGACTGTTAATCAGGTGACTCCATGAGTTCATACCAATTCACTTCCATGCCTGATATTAAGTTAACGGGGGATATTAACTTTGGCCCTAAGTTAACTGATATTGCTGGACTAAAAACAAAAATTAACGGGCAGGATTACTATTATCTTCCACAAGACTATATCCAAAAAGGTGTAACTGCATCTGGTGATTTTGGTAGATCGCCTGGAACTTATTTCAGCCCTCAATTTCTATCTACAGAATTTCAACAAGAGTTAAAAGACAAAGGCACTTATGTTGATTTGTCTAATGTGCCAATTCCTGGCGGCGAAAATACTTTTGGAAAATATTTAACCTTTATCGGACGTTCTACCCAGGGTTATTTAGTACCAGCAACACAAGTAACCACTAATGCTGTTGAAAACTGGCAAAGAGCCAATTTAGGCCCAAACGGTGAAAGTGGCATTGTTGGTGTTGGCAACACTCCAGATGGAATTGCCTATTTAAGAACTGACACGCAAGGCAAGGACTTAAATTACACCCTTCCAAATGGTCAGTCCTATCAGTGGAGTAAACCAACACAAACAACGTTCCAAAAGTTTATTTCCGATCTTGGCCCGTTACCCACAATAGCCACTGCTATCTTTGCGCCTCAGTTCCTTCCTTTAGTAGCAGGTGCTCAAACAGCTATTCAAGGCGGCGATCTTGGCGATGTTTTAAAGTCTGCTGGTACGTCTTACGCCCTTGGTCAAATTGGTCAGCAAGCGGGTGTTTTAGGGGATCAGGCGGCTACTGCGGCGCAATATGGTACTGACTTAAATTCAGTACAAACCGCTATGTTGGCGGCTCAAGAATCGGGCATGAACTCGCTTGCAGACATTGCTGGCAACTTGGCTGGTAAGACTGCGGTTTCTACGGCTGCATCTGCAATAACAGGTAGACCAACCGACCCTTTAACCACTTTAACAACTGCCGGGGTATCTGCTGCTGTTCCGTTGATTACGGATCAAATACCCAACTTTGCAAGTCTGCCCACTTCTGTACAGAATTCGGTCAATGCGGTGGTTTCTGCGGAATTAACCGGAAAAGACCCAACAAATGCCTTGATTACCCAGGCTTTATTGGCTGGAAAACAGGCTGCTCAGAGCACATCGTTGGCAGACATGGGTCAGTCTGACAATTCTGTCAATGCCAACATTATTGACAATTACCAATCAAGCGGCGAATCAACCCCGTTGGCTAATTTGTTGCCTGAAAACTTGGGCACAAATGAGTACACGGATCAACAAACTCAGCCTCAAAACGCAGAGATTGCTACTCCCGAGCAACCCCTGGCCTCAGAGACGCAGCAGGTTGCCGACAACGTTGTCTCTCAGTCTGATTTACAAGATAATCAATTAACCGCATCGGGTCAAGGAAATGATATGGACATCTTAGACTATTTTGGTGGCGACACATCACCTGACAACATTGACATTGGCGGCGGCTGGAATCCTGCTGGAGATACTTACGACCAAATCAGCCAAGATGACATAAACGCAATGGCTGATGTTGGAATGAACATTGGTGAAGGAGCCGACATCAATGCCATGGGCGATGTTGGAATGGGATTCCCAACTGGCGGCGGTGGCGGCGGTGCGACAACCCCATCTGGCGGTACAGCTTTATCTGCTTTCCTTAAAGGCTTGATGCCTACAACTGCTCTTGGCAAAGCTGCTCTGGCCTCTGGTGCTGGTGGTGTTTTGCAAGGTTTGATTGGTGCTAACGCCTCGACCAAAGCGGCCCAAATCCAAGCAGATGCGGCAAGGGCGGCGTTGGCTCAACAGCAGTCCATGTTCAACACCCTGAACCAACAACAAGCCCCGTATCGAGGCGCTGGTTACGGTGCTCTAAACCAGATTCAGGGAATGTTGCCGGGTCAATATACGCAATATGACGCCCAAGGCAATCCGATGGGGATGGCTACCGGGACTGGTTACCTAACCCAACAATTCACGCCTGAACTGTTCCAACAGGGCATTGATCCTGGTTACGCTTTTAGACTCCAACAAGGTCAAATGGCAAACCAGCGTTTGGGTAACGTGTCTGGCGGCGGTCTTGGCGGCAACGTGATGAGAGGTTTGCAGGACTACACCCAGGGTCAGGCAAGCCAAGAGTATCAAAACGCATTTAATCGTTACCAGACTCAACGCTCCAACATCTACAACACGCTGGCTGGTATTGCAGGCATTGGTCAAACAAGTCAACAACAGGCTAATACTTTGGGAACAAATCTGGCAAACGCTCAATCCAATTTGGGCGTTGGGGCGGCTGGCGCACAGGCTGCTGGTCAGATCGGTCAGGCAGGGGCATACGGCGGCGCGTTGGGTGGAATCAACCAAGCCCTTTTGTTGTCTCAATTGCCTGATATTGCAGCCGCTATGAAAGGTCAATGATGGCAACTGCTCCCTTTAATACAAACCTAACGGTTCAGCCCATGCAGACCCAAAGTCCCATGACGGGACTTTCGGATATGCTTAACCTTGCTCGCGGTATGCAGTCTTACCAGCAAGCGGCAGAGTACAACCCTTTGCAGATTCAGCAAGCTAAACTATCTGTTCAACAAGCCGAAGCAATGAATCCATTGTTGTTGCAACAAAAGCAACAAGAACTTGCTCAAGCCGCCGCAATGAATCCGCTGGCTGTGCAAAAAGCCACAACGGAAGCAGAGCAAGCCAGATTTAGTTTGGACATGGCTCAAAATGCCAAGCTATATGACTTGATTGGCGGATATGCAAACGACCCGGCAATCAACAGCGGTGACAGCAAAAAGGTTAGCGCAAAGTTGCTTGAGATGAAGAATGAGGCGGCTGGACTATTTGCTGATGTTCCCCAAGCCGAAAGAAAGGTTAGTAATGTTTTTGAACGTCTGATTCAGAAAAGCATTAAAGACCCGCAAGGCATCCCGCAAGCGTTCAAGAACGCCATTCAGTTTGGTATTGGCCCTGCTGGTCAGCAAACCTTGCAAACTGGCGGCACGATTGAACTTAACGGCGTCAAATATCACATCAATCCGTCTACTCGACAGCTTGAGAGATTGGGTGACGCTGGTGCTCCTGGAGGCCAAGCCGGTCAAACTCCTGCATTGACGCAGGATGCGCGTAGTCCTGGAAAGTCATTGGTGATGGAAGATATGCCTGTCACCGCAGGGAACATTGCCCAGTTGACTGCTCAACAGACTGACCGTTATAACTCAGGTGTGAAGCTGATTGACCAAAGCGTTCAGGCGGGTCAAAACGCACAAGAGAGCAAACAGTCCATCCGTAAGATCAACGAGTACATCAACAAGGCTGCTGGCTCTGCGCCTGGTCAGGCATTGCGTAAGGCTGGCAAGTGGCTGTTTGGTGATTCTGAGACTGAAATGCTGATGAAGAACTTGGCAGATCAGCAACTCCGCATGGCTAATGCGATGGGTGTGCCAACCAACATGGCGCGTGAGACTAGCGATTTAGCGTCTGGTTCTGCCGACATTACGCCCAAAGCGTTGAAGTCTGTGATTGATCGTTCTGATGCCATGAACACGGCGGTGGATGAGTTCCGGTCAGGACTTAAGAAATACGTTGACAATCGCGGCCCTTTAAACGGCACAATTCACGCCAACAAGTTCCAACAGGCATGGGCTGATAACTACGATGTTCGTATCTTCTTGGCGAAGAACATCCAAGACTCCAACATGAGCGAAGATGAGAAAAAAAGGGCTCGGATTCAGTTGTTGTCTGGTATGAGCCAAAAAGAGATGAAAGAGTTGCAGGAAAAAGCCAGCAACATTGAAAATCTAATGAAAGGCGGGATCAAATAATGGGCGCTCTTTCTGACTTCTTTGTTGGCGCATCTACAGAGAAAGAACCGACCAGCGACTTTGGTTCTCGACTTGAAAAGGCTAAAACTGCTTACAAAGAACAGTTTGGCAAGGATTTGCCCATCACAAGTCAGGCTCGCACCCGAGATGAGCAACAGCGCCTGTATGACGCTTTTAAGCAAGGCAAACCGGGTGTTTATATGCCCCTTAACCCTGCTGACTTTCCTGGCAAACAGACGTTTCATGAATCTGCGGCAGACATACCGGCATCTGTTCCTGAATCATTCCTGAATCAGTTTGGCATCCATCGTCCGTTGGGCAAACGTGATCCAGTTCATGCGGTGGCCATGCCTGGTGAGCAAACGAGTGGAAGTTTGTCCTCTTTCTTTTCTGGCGCACCTCCAACAGAAGAACAGCAAGGTGTTAAGGCAGAAGATTTAAGCAAGCCTTTCGTGGGCTTTCCGTCTGCTAAGAAACCAACCATTCAACGCGCACCTGAACAGCCTTCTACGCTTGGTCAACTTGGTCAAGGGTTGGCTAGTTTGGCAGACGTAACGATTGGGGGAATCATCCCCGGCGTTGCTGGCCCTCTAACTTATGCTGGCGCTCGGGCTATGCAGAAAAGCCCAGAGGAAGCTGCTGCATTGCAACAAAAGGTTGTCAGCGCAACTGAAAGCCCGTTTGGTAAGGCTTTGGGCATTACTGAAAGCCCTGCTTACAAAGGAGAAGCATCACGACAAATTATGGAATTTGTTGGGCAGAATGCTAGTAAAGGTGCGGCATGGATTTCTGAAAAACTTGGCATTCCTGTTTCTGACGTTGAGAACATGATGGGTACGGCATTGGTTGCCGCCAGTCCTACTCTTGCAAAAATTCCAGGTCAAATTAAAGAGATGCGAAATGTTCGCTCTCAATTAGAAAATCAATTTGCACAACGTCAAGCACAAGCGGGAGCGCAACCCGGTGCTGCCCCAGGCATGACTAGCATGGGTTCTGCTGCTGCTATGCCTGAAAACGTGCTTAGAGGCAACATAGAGGCCGCTGTTTCTCAGGCTTCTCCCGAGTTGCAAGCCCATGTCAAAACGCTCAATCCAAGAGCCGTTGATCTTCCTGCGCTTGAGACTCGATCACTTGAAGAAAAACACGGCATCAATTTGTCGCGTGGTCAGCGTACTGGCGACACAAGCCTGTACTCTCAAGAGTGGAACAAGCGTGGAGAAACGTCTACGCTTGGCGAACACTTTAACGAGCAACCCAAACAATTCAAAGCGGCATTTGAGAACACGATCCGCAAGAATGCTCCTGAGATTTTTGAGACTGATCCAAGCGCAATCGGACAGGCTCAGATCAACGCTTTGGCAGCTAAAGATAAAGTTCGCACAGACGCAATCTCTAATGCCTATAAAGCATTACAAGATGCCAATGGCGGTCAGTTCCCGATTGATGTGCAAACGCTAGATTCCAGCATCAAATCAGAGTTGACTAAGAATCTCAAGACCAATCACCTGTCTGCATCTATTGCTGGCGACCTAAAAGACTTTTACGCTAATCCCACGTTTGAGGCGTATGAGGCACTGCGTACCAACCTAGCCAATGAGATGCGGTCTAGTGCAAACGGCAACGCTCGGGCGGCTGCTTACATTGTGCGTGACCAGTTAGAAAAACTCCCCATCTTTGGCGAACAAGGTGGTAGTCCCCAGGCTATGCAACTCAAGGCATTGGCTGACAACGCTAGGGCATTGAACCGTGAGCGCCAAGAAATATTAAAGGCTAACCCTGCATACCGCGCGGCTGTCAAAGAGGCGGGAAGTCTTGATGATGTTGCCGCCCAGGGTGAAAGCCTGAATGCAGAAAAGTTCCACGACAAGTTTGTCACAAAGGCAACGCCTGAAGCAATCCGCAGAATGAAGGCTGAGATTGCTGATGATCCGGTGGCAATGCAAGCAATGATTGCTGGTGAATTGCGCCAGGCAATGCGTAAGGCTGGCCTTGCTACGGACATTCCAGACCTCAATCCTAAGACCCTGGCCAACTACATTGTTGACAACAAGGGGCGCTTGCAGGAGGCGTTAGGGCCACAGGCTATGCAAGACCTGATGGAGATTGCTGCGCTTTCTAGCAAGGTTGGAATGCCGAAATCGGGCACGTTTAACTATTCAAACACCTTTAGTTCTCAACTTGCTGAAATGGCTAAACAAGGTCTTTTGAGTGCGGCTGAAGCAAAATTAGCTGCGGCAACAAGTGGCGCATCTTTAATCCCCGTTTCTGCTGGAAAACAGTGGATGCAGAAGATGAACAAAGAAGGATTTGCTCGGGAAGCCGTAAATCCTTATGGTGGCCTAACCAAAGATTTGAACGCAACCCCAAACCCCGTGAGAATTGATCTGCGCGGAATGGCTAACAAGGACTAACAATGGCATACCTCCTTTCCCCAATTGGTAACGGATTCCAATTCTTCACCACTACTGGACTACCTTTGGCGGGTGGTTTGTTATACACCTACCAAGCCGGTTCTACGACTCCGATTACCACCTACACGGACTCATCTGGAACTATTGCCAACACCAACCCAATCATTCTGGGGACGGATGGACGACCTCCCCAGGAGATATGGTTAACGTCTGGGTATTCGTATAAGTTTGTGCTTCAGACTTCTACGTTTGTAACCATCCAGACGCTGGACAACATTTACCCAATCCCGTCAAACTCTGCCGCCGGCACGACTGTTCCGTCAGGGGCAATCATCATGTGGTCTGGGTCTATCGGCTCAATCCCGGCGGGTTATGTGATCTGTAACGGCAGCAACGGCACTCCTGATCTGCGTGATCGGTTTGTGGTTGGGGCGGGTAATACTTATGCTGTTGGCAATACGGGTGGATTTACGTCCTCTGTGGCTGGTTCTGGCGGTACGAACCTGCCTTTGTACTATTCCCTCGCCTACATAATGAAAACCTAAAATGGAAACGCAATACATCTTCAATATTATTGTTGGGATTGCGGCTTTCTTTGGCGGGTGGATGCTCAACAGTATCACCAAGGCTATTGAACGGCTAGACACGGATGTTCGTGCCATGCCTCATGTTTATGTCACCAAGGAAGATTACCATCGGGACATAGATGAGTTAAAAGACATCTGTAAACAAATCTTTGCCAAGCTAGACCACAAGGCAGATAAGTGATGGACTTATTTGACATTCTTGCCAAAGGCTGGCCTATGTTGCTGGCAATCATTACGCTCATCATTGTTCTATCAAAACTTGATTTGCGTGTTGCTGTTTTGGAGGAGAAGGTCAAAACCCTGTTTGAACTTATCAACAAAAAGGCAGAGAAATGAATTGGTCAGATGTTCTAAAAGCAGTTATCCCGGTCATTGTGGCTTCTCTTGCCTGGCTTTTAGGCCAGGTATCTGACTTTTCCTTGCGGTTAACCAAGATCGAGGGAAGTATGCCTGCTTTGATTACCAAAGAAGGTGTGCCAACAGATAGCCCTATCTCTGCTGAAAGGCGTCATTCGCTAAAGGAAGAAATCTACCGAGACATTCACCAGCTACAAGTCAAAGTTCAGTTGCTTGAAGAACGTGAAAAGATGGGGAAAAAATGATGTTAGATGCTTTGCTAAACGTTGGTGGCAAGTTAATTGACAAGCTAATTCCTGACCCAGAAGCAAAAGCAAAAGCGCAATTAGAACTTGCCAAACTAGCCCAGGATGGTGAGTTGGCTCGGATGGCAAACGACTCTAAGCTATTTGAGATTGAGCAAAACAACCTCACAGAACGCCTCAAAGCCGACATGGGCAGTGACTCTTGGCTGTCCAAAAATATCCGTCCTATGACCCTTATAGCGATTCTGGCGGGGTATTTCACTTTTGCCCTGATGTCTGCTTTTGGGATGGATACCAATGAATCCTATGTCCAGCTTCTGGGACAATGGGGGATGCTCATCATGTCGTTTTACTTTGGTGGGCGCACGCTTGAGAAAATCATTGATATGAAGGGCAAAAAGTGAACCTTTCTCCTCATTTCACCCTAGAAGAACTGACGCATACGGATCACCGTGAGTTTGACAACACCCCTAATGACGCAGAGAAAAATAACCTTAAACGGCTGGCAGAGTTTCTTGAGCAGGTCAAAACCGTACTTGATGGAAAACCCATCATGGTCAATTCAGCATTCCGCTGTAAGCAAGTCAATGATGCTGTGGGGTCTAAAGATACTTCTCAGCATCGTATCGGCTGCGCTGCTGACATTCGGGTTCCCGGCATGACCCCAGATGAGGTGGTCAAGGCTGTAATTGCCTCTGGGATTGCTTACGACCAAATCATTCGGGAATTTGACCGTTGGACACATATTTCTGTTCCCAACACAATTACTGACACTCCACGCCGACAAGCCCTTATCATTGACAAAACCGGAACCCGTATTTACAAGGAGTAATCATGGCAACCAAAATGACTATTGCACGCGCCAAGGCCCGTAATGACGAGCCCAAAGAGTATGTAATTGAGCGCGATTATCGCAAGGAAGCCCGTAAAATTGCTGCTCTGGAAAAAGAACTGAAAGAGCACGAAAAAACTGACATGGCGCACGCTCACCCCATGCACCGTTCGCACGAGGCTCAATCGCAAGCAGCAGCCCCGTTGCCCAATATGCGTAAGTATTGATCCGTAAACGGAATCTCCTCGGGCCACAACCCGGCAGTTGCCAAACTCTGGAGAGTTTTTAGGTGGGCCTGTTCCCACCTGTTTTTTCGCTCCTCTTTGGACAACTCTTTACCCTGGTCAATTTGGTAGTGACACCAGAAGCAAAGCGCGGCTATTTCGTTGTCGCTTGCCTTTATGCCCCGCCCCTTCCCACCACCCCAATTGCTGTGTGCCGCCTGGACTTGCTGGCCTGACCCGCACCATTGGCAATCCAGACTTGCCACCAATTTAAGGAGTTTCTTGCTCCTGACGTATTGGGTTTTGGGGAATTTCATTCGTGGGACTTTATCTGTAGCCTTGCGCTTGCTTGACGGGTGCGCCAAATCTCAATGTCTAGCCGGTGGCTTTCTAGTTCCCATTTAAGCGTTTCCTCAACCTCAACAGCCTCCTTGATTTCATCCAATAACTTTTTGTATTCAGGGTCGCACAAGGCTTCACGCTCCTGGGCGTTTGCTGCCTCGATGCCTTTGGTAAGCGCATCCTTCATCAAAATGGCTTTCTGAACGCGCCTGTACTCCTCTAGGTACGTCCTACGCCCCTTTGCTTGACCAAACCTAGGCGCTTTCTCTCGGATGGATTCTGCGGCTTTTTCGGGAGTCATGCCGCACCCCCGTTCTTCTCGCGCAGCTTGGCTTCGATGGCGCGGGCAAAACTAATGTCATTCCAATTGTGGGCAGATGCCGCGCATTCAGCGCACACCAAAGCAATCTCCTCATCCGTCAACCCAACCCATTTACGTTTGTTCAACACAGGGTGCGTGTGTGCAACTGCCATCTCTCCGCACAACGGGCATTCAACATCAACCCATTCACGCTGTGGTTGTGGCTGGCAATTACACGGCCCTTTATCCCCACCGATACACCAATCTTGATGCGCCACCGGCTCCCGCTTTTCAGCCTGCTGTGATTGTGGGGTGGTGTAGAAGGCAACGCCTTTGTTACTGTCGCGGTTTTGAACCCACGCATCAATGTGCATGGAGTATTGAAAATACCCAAACGGCTTTTGCTTCTCAGCCTGCTCTATGGCTTGGCGTAGGGATTGAGCCGCATCTGACGCAACTTTATGGGGATACATGGTCACTATTGGGCCACCGTCTTTAGGCTTTCTGACTTGAATCCTGGTTTCAGGATTTTCGTAACGGGCTAATATTTCCAACGCCTCCAGCGCCTGTTTCATTGCTTCTATGCTCATTCGTCATCCTCCTCATTACATCTTTCGCAACCAGGATGGTCTGGGTCGCGGCAATCAGGAGCACCAATTAAACGATAAAGGCGTTTCTTTTCCCACCAAACCAATGCTTTCAATTCTTCAATTTCGTCATTCATGTTGGCTCCTTCAGACTAAAGCCTTTTACCCGCATGGCTTCTTTAATTTCATTGATTGATTTGCGACCAAGATTTGGGAATTTAAGAAGTTGTCGTTCTGTGCATTTTGCAAGTTCTTCAGCGTATTCAATTCCTTCAGCACGCAAACAATTCAACGATCTAATTGTCAGCAACCCATCTTTAATCATCCAGTCATACAACAATGTTTTGCATTCTTCTTTTTTAGCAAAATGTTCAAGCATTTGTTTTCGTTCTTCCAACATGGATGCCGCAATTTCATACGATTTTTTTGGAACTTGCCAAATGGGAAGCGGCACAGGAGAAGCAAGCAAAGACTTCATTGCTTCACGCGCTAGATAGTCCAGCATTGCTGATTGTTGTTCGTTCATAGCGGCGCGTCCTCAAAGTCATCAAGACCAAACGGAATGTCTTGTGCTGGTTCAGCGGGTCGGGGAAATGGTGGAAAAGGCCAATCACTCACGTTTCATGCTCCTTATAAACACAGCAAAACTAGCCAATGTATTTGGCCCAAAAGCCTTAAATTGCTCAATTGCTCGGGCAATCTCCTCAATGGTTCTATTCCGTACTTCAGTCTCATACGGGTTTAGATCAATCTTTTCGCTCATTCCAATTCCTCCTTTACCATGATGTCAACGCCAGGCTCACTCGAATACACCTTTGTGCAGTGCAACGAAACAATCTGTGAATCGTCCTTAAAAACAATCCCATTCATGCCATCCAACAGGGATTTGGCAAGGTTGTCGATGTCAGGCTTCTTAATTGGCTTCTCCAAGCCCGTTAAACAGTCCTCTGTGCGCTTTTTGGAGTGCGACTTAGGGATACCTAGCCTGATGTACAAATAAACGCCCACAGGGGTTTCTAGCGGTTCGTTTGATCCCATGGCGTTTTGGGAGGTCAGACGCACATGATCCTCATACGTCCGGGTTCCTTTGTCGGTGTAGGACTGGACAATGCCGTTGAACTGACGGAATCTGGGGCGCTTTTTGGGGACTGGTGTGCCCTCAACGTGGAAGTGAACCATAAAAGTCATTTGTTAAACCTGTTCATTCGTTGGCGTAAATCAAAAGCTGCATCTTCACCGCGCAGCCTGGTGATGTGACTGATGATTCTGTCCCACCACCTCCTGGCTTCGTTGGGGCCAACCTCTTTGGCTTTCTCCCGGTATCTCCTGACCCATTCCCGCGCTTCCGTGTCGCGTAGAAATTCCAAGGTCGCCGGTGACGAGTAAGGCGAGCGTGACTTTGTATTGCGGGGTCGGGATACCATTTTTAATTCCGTCAAGAATCTGGTGTGCTTCTGTGTTGGTCATTTAATACACCTCAGTTCAGCCAACCGCTGACGCACAGATTCGGGCATAGGGGCGGCTTTTTTGTTGTCCTCATCCAGTTTGATCAACGCCGGGTCTTTTGCGTTTGTAGGCTTGATTTCGGGGATTTCTGCGCCATCCCAACGCTGTTGGTTAAGGTAGACAAGCGGAGCGGGTATGAATGCCCCTTCATTCTTGCGCCATTGGTCTGTGGTTTTCATCCACTCAACGTGCTTGATGATTTGGTCAGCGCAAGTCTCGCAATAGTTCTTGACCCATTTTTTCTTGCATTCAGCCTTTGCCCCTTTGCGTGTGGACTTAGGCCATGCATCCCAGAATCTATCAAATCCTGTTTTAAACATAGGTTCTCCAAGGGTGGATAGATCAACTATCCTGCCCTCTCCGACTTTTGATTCATGCTCCATATATGCTCCTTTAAAACTCAACAAAAGCCCAAGTGCCCATGAGGGATTGATTCGCTTATAGATCGGGCCTTGTTCCACCGTTGTACCCAATCCTTTACCAGTCGCTCAATCAACGCTGGTCGGCAAACTGCGGGGTGTATCGCAATGCCGGTGTTTCTTGGGTTCAGTCCATGCAGACCATTTGCTAACGCGCCCTGACGGTCTGAGCCAAAAGCAAAAACCCCGCAAGATGCTCTGTGGTCTTGGCTCCTGGCAAGAGCAGCAGCAAGGCGTTTGAAAACATAGTCAAAAGACTCGCTTGCTACCTGACAAGACCACACAGAAACCTGCGGGGTTCTCACTATGTTTTCATTGCCTAGATGCCACTCCAGACGGTTCAGAGTATACAACACTTATATTCCCTGTGTTGTGGTTTTTTTGCAATTTATTAGGGAAAGTCCCTACTCAATTACATCAAACCATTCTGGGCGCAAAACGCGCAACTGCCAAATCCTAGCTTGGGGAACTTCTTTCCATTGGGAAATCGCCGCTTGGCTGATGCCAAGCAAATCGGCAAGCGCACGCTGTGAGCCTGCAAGATGGATAAAATGTTCCTTAGACATAAGCCAGATTATACATAAAAGCAACACTTTTCACTCTTAGGGTAAGTCCTAACAAAAAAACCTTTGACATTCCCATAAGTTGGCTTATACTTCATTCCATGCCCTAGCAAATCGCACGGGGTCTTTTAAGGAGCATCAACATGACCAAACGAGAGTATTACAACACCTGCCGCGACATGGCGCAAACCCGCCGTGGTATGGAATTCCTGTATGGATGTCTGCGTGACCCGAGCGCGTGGATGCGCCCGATTCATTTGCTAATCATCCGTGCGGCTATCCGTGACATTCATCCCCGCACCGTCATTTAATATAACCAATGGGGCCACGGCCCCTTTTCTTGAGCACTAACTGGAGCAAACATATGAAGAACTACAAAACCCCCCGCAATCTTGCAGATGCCACCTACACGGTTGGTCACAGAACCGAACAACCTGAAAAGGTCTTGCGGTATGTCTACGCATTCGCTGCAGGTTTCCTGGTTGCCATGATCGTTTTTGGAGGCTAAACATGAACGCACAACAAATCATTGAGAGCATCCGTTCTTACCGTGATGCCCATTTCGCAATTGATGACCCTATGCGTAACGAGTACCAGGTGGGATGCCTTGAGACAAAGATCATGGAACTCTGCTTTATCTACAACAACACGGTTGAAGCCCTGAAAGACCTTCAGCGCGAAATCAACGACTGAGGAGACATCATGGAAGCAATTGGAATGAAAATAGCGGCGGCGTTTGTCAAGGCTCAGAAAGAGTTTGGCCCTGCACTCAAGCTGTCAAGCAATCAGGCATTTAAGCAAAACGGCAGGGTCAGCAGATACGCTGATTTGACTTCTTGCCTAGAGGCAGTCATGGACGCGCTGAACAACAACGGAATCGCATTGATGCAACGCACCTACGAATGCAAAGACGGGGTAATGTTGGAGACTGTGTTCTTGCACGAATCTGGCGAAGTATTAGAGGGTGGGTTGCTTCATGTCCCGGCGACCAAACATGACGCGCATGGATATGGTTCTGCCCTGACTTATGCTCGGAGATACAGCCTGATGGCAACTTGCGGCATATCGGCAGAAGATGATGATGGAAATGCGGCATCTGGCAAACCAGAGCCCAAGCCCACAACCAAGGTTGACCCGGGCATGATGGCAGATCACCTAGCGGCAATCGAGGCTTGCATTGATATGGCAACACTCAAGACTACCTACAACGCTGCCTATGCGTCATGTGACGGGGATGCGGTATGGCAAGCAAAGGTAATGGCAGCAAAAGACAAGCGCAAAAAGGAGTTGTCAAATGAATAACATTCAACAAGACATAGATTTTCTTTTTGAATTAAACAGTGCTGATTTGTCTGCGTTGGAAGATGCTCAAATTACTCTTGAATCAATCAAAAAAGCAGACCCAGGTACTTACGATGAAATTATTGATGAATCTTTAAAACTGATTAAAAAAGCATTGAGCATAAGCCCTCAAGACTGCATAGAAAGACTGGCAAAACATTTAGGGGTAAACACATGAGAAAGCACTACCTTCTACCAAGTGACTTTGCTGGATTTGCAGTGACTAAATTTAAGAGGGCAAAAGATGCGGCATTAAAAGCAAAACGTGAATTTCTTGAACAAGAAAAAGCAGATGCCGTGGTCAGGATTGAACGTCAAGGTTTGGGATTGGTTTACAAAGAAAAAACTATTCGATCCGGGTTTACTTTGCCAACAAGTTATGAAGGTTATTGGTTAATTAAACCAAAGAAAAACACCATCATAGGCAAGCGTGTCCAAAAAGAAATGGACGAGGTTTGTAAGTTGCTTGACGATTGGCAATGGTCAACAGAAAACGCTTTAGGCATATACGAATCTGTGTATGACAGAAGGGAATTTCACAACACGGTTTGTTACGCATTAAAAGATGATTTAGTTGCAGTTAGCCAGCACAAAGACGCAAAACATCAACTGCCAAAGCAATATGCAATAACAAAAGAACTGTTTGAAATCATAATTAAGGAGGCAATTTAATGGATCAAAGATCAGAAGAATGGTTCAAAGCCCGTCTTGGCAAGGTAACCGCTAGCCGTGTTGCTGACGTAATCGCCAAGACCAAGACGGGTTACAGCGCCAGCCGTGAGAACTACATGGCTCAGTTGGTGGTGGAGCGCATGACCAACACCCAGGCTGAATCGTTTACCAACGCTGCCATGCAATGGGGAACGGATCAGGAACCGTTTGCAAGGGCAGCTTACGAAGTCCAGCAGAACGTCCTGGTAGACGAAACCGGCCTAGTCGATCACCCAACTATTGAGATGGCAGGCGCGTCACCGGATGGGCTGGTGGGAGAAGATGGGTTGGTGGAGATTAAATGCCCCAACACGGCAACCCATATAGACACCTTGTTGACGCAGACTGTGCCTGGGAAATACATTACGCAGATGCAATTCCAAATGGCGTGTACCGGGCGTCAGTGGTGTGATTTTGTCTCTTTTGATCCCAGGATGCCGACTAAGGCTCAACTCTTTGTTAAAAGGGTGCAACGGGACGATGGTTTTATAAAGGAGATGGAACAGGAAATAACAAAGTTCTTGGCAGAAGTCACAGCCAAGGTGGAGCAACTTAACAAACTAATCGCATGAAACACCAATTCGACATTAAATTCGCCGCACGCAAGTACACAACCCAAAATGGGCAGGAAAAGACGTACTGGAGTCCTCATGGGACGGTATGGATTGAATCTGACCAGCCTTTGGACATTAAAAGCCTGACCATCAAGATTGACAGCATCCCTCAGTCAGCCAATTGGGAAGGTTATTTCAAGGCATTTGCCCACCGCCCCAAGGAAGAAAGCAATATGTACCCCAAAGGAGGATTTCCTCCCAACGATTACAACGAAGATTTCTGATTAACGGGCGGGAAAACGGGTTAGCGCCGTGGTCACTTTTCTAAAGTGTTGTTCAAGCCTACGCTGCTTTATGCGACCCGCCCACCAATTTGAGCTTATAAGGAGCAAATATGACAAGAGATGACATCATCCGCATGGCGCGGGAGGTTGGAATGCTGCGAAGCGGTGATGGATGGACAGAGCCGCATCGCTGGGGGGTGGCAGAGATTGAAAGATTTGCAAATCTTGCCATCGCCCATGAGCGCAAAAAATCACTTCGGCTTTGGATGCTGCTGGACGACGTTGATACCGCTGACGATATTGCAAAGGCTGATGACGCTGTTTACCGCAGCCTGTGCAGAAAAGCTCACGCAAAACGGTGGGGCGTTCTAAACGGCGATGAAGTTGACGCCGCTATCCGAGCAAGGGGACAAGCATGAGCATTTTTGACATTTTGAAGAAAACCAACATCTTCCCCAGGGTTCGCAACACCGACCCTAATACAAGCGCGGAGGCTGCTGACAAGGCCGGTAACCTGTCCATCCAGCATGGGGAAATCATTGTCCAGGCTCTGGTTGCTTACGGGCCTATGGGCAAGGATCAGATTGCCGAGGTGACCTATCTGGACGGAAACCAGGTCGCCAGACGCATGAAAGAACTCCAAACCTTGGGATTGGTGGAGTTAACCGGGCGCACCGTAAAGAACAAATCAGGTCGCCAAGAACGGGAGTGGGCGGCTACAATGTGTGCTTGACAAGTCCTTGGATTTGTCGAAAATTGAATTTCCCACAACCTTGCAAGGAATCAAAATGGGCAAAATGGACAGCATGAAAGGTGTTAAGAGCACCACCGGCGCAACCCCTCCCAAGGGCGCAACCTCCAGCGATATGTCTGGTGAGCGCAAGGGCAAGATGGTTGGCGGCGTGGCAATGGGTATGGAAGATGCAACGGGCGCTGACAA